CGCTGCTACAGGAGTTAACGGCACTGCCGGAACTGTAAATACCGGTGGAGGTGGTGGCGGGGCTGGGGCAGGTGTTGCTCAGGCAACTGGTGGTGCTGGCGGCTCTGGAATAATAATTTTTTCCGTGCCAACTGCCAAATTTTCAAATGTGTTTGCCAATGCTACTGTTACAACTAGCGGAGCAAATACCATAATTACATTTACAACCGTTGGAAGTGGTTCATACACAGCGTAGCACTAATTCAATTTGTTATTAAATAATTGCTCTTGAATAGTTGAAATTTTACTTTGTACCGCTTCAAAGTTTATAGTTGACCAAAGCCCAGGGTGCAGTGGGCGAGGCCATGTTCCCGAAGTAATCCAAGCATAACCTGAGTGTTCTTCATTTAATCGAGGGGTAAACTCTGACTCTACCACAGCAAAAAAAGTATTATATTCAAATACGCCGTCTGCCGATGTAAATTTTTCCAATGGAATTAATTTAATATACTCAGGCATAAATCCCAGCTCTTCTTGACATTCTCTAGTCATAGTGTCTAGTAATGATTCACCCAGTTCAGACTTTCCACCAGGCAAACTCCATGAATCTGGGTGTTTAACATCATTCCTCATCAAATACAAATAGCGATTAGTAGACTGAGAATAAAACCAAACGCCCACAGCTGAAATTATATTTGTCATAGTGTGATATTTACTACAAAAAGATTACTGCGTGTTATATTATAAGCGACCAGAACCCGCCTCTGTATAGACCCTGGTATGATTTGACCCAAGCCTCACCACTCCACTTGTACTGGATTTCTGTAGTTATGTTAGTCACGTATTGAGTATTGATGGGACTACTCATCGAATCAAAAGCAACTACCCAAGCATCGCCAGTGTACTCAACAATGTCATTGGCGTGAGCAATCAATATTTGACCACTGGCTCCTGCCCATGCTTGAGCATAGCCATTATCACTGCCAGTTGCTTCTGTCAACAAATAACGCTGACCGGTAGCTGCCGGAGCTAACCCCAACCCCGGACCACTGGCCAGTGGATTAATAACTGAGTTTACCGGGGATAATGTGTTTGAAGGTACTGATTCTTCCATTACTGTATACAGTAAAAATTGGTCATTAGTTGGGTCAAACGCCACCGTTCCATACACCTTACTACCATCTTCTTGGGTTAGTGCTATTAAACTTATACCTGGGCGCAATACTCCGTACATATTAATTACAGGAGTCCAATTTACATTACTGGGTTCAACAGGATCTGGTGGAGCTAGTTGATAATTTTGTTCATCTACTATAGCTGATTGTGCTAATATCTGTAATTTATTGCCAATAAGCACAACTTGATAGCCGTATGGCGTGATATATTGACGTGTGCCCAATAGTAAGTCACTGTCGGCAATGGCATTAACCAAATCTCCGCGGGCGTCGTAAATTGATGCAACGATAGTTTCTACAACTCCCAATTTTTTAACTTTAGCAGGCAATGATAGCCAGATGGGAAGCACAAATTTTAGTGTGGCAACATCAATGGGATCACCTGTGCCCACAGGAATCGTTTTACTGCTCCATCCAGTTGATGCCAATTCAACAATACTTAAACTGGTCCAATCTAAAAAATTATCTGTGCTTTGTATTTCTAAACTGGGATTGAATAAAGGCAATATTTGCTCTAAAATCTGCATTTTTTGATTGGTATTTGAAGTCCAAATGTCTAAACTAATGGACAACTTGTATGGCGCTGGCATATAGCGTTCAACTGTGAAAGCATTGCCTTGCGTAGTTTCATATGTGCCTGTAGCTGGATCATATTCGCGTTGGCGGATAGATTTGTTGTCAACATAAGTAGGATTTTGCATACGAGGCCGGTCAAAATCCAAGCCAGTAATATAAAATGTCATTAATGGAGTTGACGGCATATTACTAGCTGAATTTTCTTGTAATATAGTTTGTGCTTGCCGACTACTGTCACCATATCTAACAGGCACACGATAAAGTGTGTCGCCCGTGTTGGCTGCTCCGGCTTCGTTGCGCCCAAATTCAACAGAAAAACCACTGAACATTCTAGCAAATTGTATTAAGAAACGACGTATCTGTTCATCGTAGAAGAATTGCTGTGCCATTATTTTTTCCTTTTACATTTATCGCCGTGATACCTGTAATAATTATTGCTTGCCATTTCGAGTTTACAATGAGGACATTCTAGTCTTTCCATTTGTTTTTTCCTCGGCAAAATTCGTTTTTTGTTAGTAAGTGTAATACAATTATCTCCATGATACCGGGCGTAGTTGCTTTTACCAAATCCTGATACATTGCAATGAACACAAGTCCATAATTGTTTTGCCGGATGCGTTCCATCATCTAACATACGCTTATTGACTTTTCTTTGAATTGTACCACCTAAAAAATTATGTGTTCCATTTTTTACAGCATCAGTTGCGTGACTTGTTCCATCAGCTCGACGTAACAAATGATGAGTGCCTGCTCGAACACGGTCTAGCGATACACTACTACCGTTATTTTGTTTTTTAAATCTATTATTTTTTGCTGCCACTCCGCCTCCAGTTTCAGGTATACGATTAGCATAAATTTTATTACCAAAATCATCAGAAGCATTTACCACATTTAATAATGTGCTGTAGTATCTTCCTAACTGCGACATAATTTTTCGATCAGTGCCACTATATAAAATTTCAGTTTCTACATTATAACCGTGTTGCGATAAATGTGGAACCCAATCTTTTCCTGAACCAGAATAACGATACGGATCGTAAGATGTTTGTCCTAAATATTTTAGGCCGGTTATTTTGTGAGTTTTAATATACAGCGTATAAGTTTTCATTATCGTCCTAATGGTGGTGGGTTGGGCGGCAAGTTGCCACCATCGTTGCCATTGTCAGCCTGAGGTTTAAGCAACTCAGATAAACTTTGACGACTTGGAATATTACCTTGATCCGATGTTGGAACAGTATATGGATTATTTACAAACGAGCTACGCTGTGTTTCATTTGTCAAGCCCCAATCTAATGGAGTACGGACATCGTCGGAAATGGCGGCCCAAAATTTACCATTATAACGGAACAATCTGTTGGGAAAATAATCCAAGCGCAAACAGTAATCCCCCGATGCAGGGTGATGCGGGAACGAAACTCCCGGAGTAACTGGCAAACCATTCGGAGCCATCTTATCACCAGTGAGATAACCCATAGTATAACCAAAAGATGTTGGGGTATTACCTTGGTCTTGTTGCGTACCATCAACTGTAACATTGGGATTGGCAGTGTCTATTCCAATACTGTTTGGGAAACCTTCCGGCGTTGTTGGTAATATATAAAATGAAACATTGTCATAACCACTTAGTGGAACATCAGCATTGGCTTGTACTACTAGAGCATCATTAATTGCCAGATCTTTATTTCTTGTAGAGTTAGCATCAGCAAGTGTAGTTGGTTTGTCAATCAATGCCCAGTAATTGGGGTCAGTGATAGGTGTCCCGGGCGGCACATTTTTTGTTGCTTCGTAATATTTTCCGCCGTCATTAACTATATCACCAGCAGGATAAAAGTTTCCATTGTCCCAAATATTATCGGGCATAAATGGCTGATCTAAAATTTGTTGGTATTCTTGGGCGTTAACCATTGGGGTGGCTTTGACACGCCAAGTGTGTGGTAACCAAGTTTGAGAGAACCCTTCGGCGGCATAGCTGGCATCTTGAATCACATAATACTTTGGCAGTGCTCTTGTAATATTAGCATTAAGCGGATAGTAATCTTTTAAATTGGGCAACTCCAATACGTCGCCCGACATTAACTTACGCCCAAAGGTGTCAATCATTTTATTATAATGAAATTGAATAAACAATGTATCGTTATTTAAAAATAACCCAAACTGCGTTAAGTCAAAATCAATATCTTGATGAGTATAAACCCCACGCATGATATAAACATTGGGATCATAAGCGCGGTCACGATTTTCAAGCAATAGCAAATCTTCAATAAACAAAGGATTTTGTGATGAATAAACCGGAAGTGTGGCATCTTTATTTCCAGGATTATCTGTGGTGTCTACAATAGGTCCCAAATATTTGTGGACGTAAATGTCAACTCCGCCCACAGTAAATCTCTCCTCGATAGTTCGATCTAGGAACTGATAATCATTCGTGCGGTTTGGGCGCCAAAGGCTAAGTTTAGGCATAGTAATGTATTTAGCTGGTTATAGGTTGACTGTTTATTCCAAAAGCTATATAATAGTTGTTATGGATACTATATTAGACCGTATAAATCAAGCAGAAAAATCAATATCTACCGTAAAAAGTAAGGTAGCTTATAAAGATCTGCGCAAAATGCTGGCTGGGGTTGATAAGGTAGTAACACAATTAAGCCAAGAAAGTGTAGAGTGTCGTAGACTTAAACGCGACACTTCAAAATATCAAGATTTACTCACAGAAGCTACTCAACTTTTGGATAATTTAGAACAACACATTACTTTCGCATCATTAATAGGTTGACATTTTACTAACTTGAATATAAACTAATAAAACTATGGCAAAAAACGAAATTGTAATTAAAAGATTAAATCCCAAACACATCGAACAAAAGTACACAGGTGACGAACCTGAGTGGAAATTTCAACCTGAAGAGTCTAATCGTATTAGCGCATTTGCTAAAGGATTTGCTTGGTATAATCGATACTATAACAAAAAAGATGCCAAGGAAATGATTGCTCAATACTTACATCTTAACCATCGCGAACGAGATGCTAAAACTATTCGTGGCATTCCAGATAGTCAAATTCGTGTAACACCGGCGTGGGTATGTCGTATGACCACAATGGGATTAGTACTTAACGAACATGAGCAATGTATTATCGACGAGCAAATTGCCGAAATGCTTAAAAGTAAACAAGAAGTTAAAAAAGCCGCCGCAACAGATGGGGAAGTTGAAGAACAACGATTAACAATTCAAGACCATTTGCGTGAAAAAGCATCAGAGTGTGCTGGCGAGCTTGAAGGAATGTTTGACGATTTTATTGTGGCAGGAGCGAAAATGTCGGCTGATTTTAAACCCGTGGCATTAATTCGTGGCATGAACATCTCCCCGCAAATGATTCCCAACATTACATCAGTTTGGAATCTACGCTTACAAGAATTTAACACAGTACTAGATGGTGACGACGAACAACTAGTAGAAGGTTACAGTCACTTGTCCAAATTACAACTTAAAAATTGTGTAAAATTCTGTGAAACGGTTATAAATGATTGTGCTTCCTACATTCAAATTAAGAAAGTAGAGAAAAAACCACGCACTAAAAAGGCAGTAAGTCCAGAACGTGTAGCCAACAAATTTAAATATCTCAAAGAATTTGCCGAGTTTAATCTTAAATCACAAAGTCCAGCTAGTTTAGTTGGAGCAAGTGAAGCGTTTTTATACGATTCAGTAAAAAGAAAACTTGTTTATGTTGTTGCAGATACGCACTTAGGTACTTTTACTGTTAAAGGCTCCGCCGTTATTGCTTTTGATGCGGCACAGACAGTAACTAAAACATTGCGAAAACCAGCCGACCAATTGAAAGAATTATTAAAAGGCGGTAAGCCAGTAATGCGTAAATTCTTCAAGGATATTAAAGCAACCGAAGCGAAATGGAACGGTCGAGGCAACGAAAATTTAGTAATATTAAAAGCGTGGTAAAAATGCTAAATATAAGGACGAGGGAGTCCTTATGGCACTGGAAACAGAATCCACACTTGAAACATTAAAACAAGATTTAATTGAATACATCAGGCTACAATTAGCAGATCAAATAATTGATATTGAGCTAGATGCGGCTCACTATGAAGCAGCTTATCGCAATGCCATAGGTACATATCGCCAGCGGGCAGAAAACGCCTATGAAGAAAGTTATTCTTTCATGGAGCTAGTGACCAATGTCAATATCTACGATTTGCCACAGGAAGTAATACAAGTTCGTCAAATTTATCGCAGAAGTTTTGGTGATTCAACCGGCCCGTTTGCCTCAAATTTTGATCCATTTAGTCAAGCTTCATTAAATGTATACCTTATGAATTTCAATGTTTCAGGCGGCCTAGCAACATACGACTTTTATTCACAATATGTAAAATTAGCCGGACGTATGTTCGGTGCTTTTATGAACTATACTTGGAATCCAGTTACCAAAAAACTACAACTTATTCGAGATCCCAAAGGCACGGGAGAAAGTGTTTTACTTTGGACATACAATTTGAAACCAGAAGTTAATTTACTACAAGATTTTCAAATTAAACAATGGATTCGAAATTTTATGTATGCCAATTGCAAAGTAATTATTGGTGATGCTCGTGAAAAATTTGCCACAATCAATGGTCCGCAAGGTTCAACATCCTTAAATGGTGCCGCAATGAAAGCCGATGGCGAACGATTAATGCTACAATGCTACGAAGACCTCAAAAACTATGTAGATGGATCGGCTCCGCTTACTTGGGTAACTGGTTAGGTAGTCGGATAAGAAATTAACCTATGTAGTCGGTTAGCATAAATAATAGTATGAAAAATATACTATCGAATATTATTGATAACGATTTAAGTTATAATAAATCTGCTACAAGATATCTTTATAAAACTCATCCTGAGTTATGGACAGACATTATCAATGCCACAGCATTTCTTCCTGTCACTGCAAAGCCTAAGCAACGCATTTGGCATATAGTAAACAACATTTATGAAATACCATTATGTCCTGTCACAAATCAACCGGTTAAATGGCACGAAAATAGATATCTCGAGACATTAAATCCTCGAGCTAGTATGTTATTACAACATAAACGCGGAGATTTTGCTCACGGACACAGTCCAGAAATAAATGCTAAACGAAGCAAAACTAACAAAGCAACTGCTAATCGCGGTCGAAAATATAGGGATCTTAAAACATACACATTGGCTGATAGAGAAAAATCTAAACAAACCTGCTTAGAAAAATACGGTGTAGAAAACGGTAGTCAAACAAAAGCCGCTAAAGAAAAAATCTACCAACGAGCAGTGGAGCGTGGCTGTACTCGCCGAGAAGAACGATCGCTACGCCGCTTATATTATGATGCTGTATGGCGGATTACCGAGGAAAACTGGCGTGATCATTTTGATGACATTAACCCCACGAGATTGAACCGAAGCCATAATGCATTGGACCATATTTACAGCATCCAGCAGGGATTTAGAGAATCGATACCACCATACATCATAGGGCATTATACCAATCTCCGCGTGATTGGACTAAGTGAAAATGGTATAAAAGGCATGCGATGCGACAAGTCTAGAGACCAATTATTTGGCGATTTCTTTGGATAAAAATCTGTTGTAATTAAATCGTAATCATGCTATAATAGTAGTATTATGAATAACATGAAAATTATATGTCCAGTCACCTAATGCTGGATATTGAAGGACTGGCCACAACGCCAGATGCTGTAATTTTGACTATTGCCGCCCAATCTTTTAATCCTTTTGGAACGGGTTATTACGATGACAGATTCTTTTATACTCGTGTTACATTAGAAAGTCAAGAAGACCGAGCGATAAATGATGAAACTGTAGCATGGTGGGCCACACAGGGCAAAGCGCAGGAAGAAGCATTTAACGAAGAAGGACGCATATCGTTAGATGATGCGCTGACTGGTTTACATAAGATAGCATGGCAACACGATTATATTTGGGCCAACGGACCATGTTACGATATTAATATTTTAGAACACGCTTATCGTTCTAGAAATAAAAAACAACCATGGCAATTTTATCGAATTCGAGACGCCAGAACAGTATATTCCCTACATCCAAACTTGCCTAGACCCCCAACTAGCCACCATGCTCTTGAGGATTGCAAACGACAAATAGACATGTTACAAGCGGCATTTCGGCAATTAAATATTAAAGATATTAAATGACTTCAGTAGAAATTGTAGATGCGCTAATTGATCCCACAGAAGCTGGGGCATTAATACAACAGTCATTTGACTATAAACCCGCTGGGCGAATGCCCGATCTTGTTAGCAAACAAGTAGAACAACGCATTGAAATTGAAAAAATAGTTTATCTCATTGGCCTAGTTGAACCACCACGATATTATATACTCGCTCGAGATCAAAATAAATTAGTGGGATTTGGAATTGTTAGTGAATCAAATTTACAACATTTTTATGACTTAACTTGGGTATGCGTGGATAAAAATTATAGAGGTCAAGGCTTGGGAAAACGTATAACAAGCAAGGCTGTAGATTTTGCCGCTGCCAAAGATAGAAATATTATAATAACAACTGATGCTCCTAAATTTTATACCGATTTAGGATTTACAACCAGTTCAGAATTTAGAACTGGTTGGTACTTAATGTTGTCGCCCACTTTAAAGGAAAAATTATGATTATTGGTATTTGTGGATTGATTGGTTCTGGCAAAGATACTATTGCTGATTACTTACAAAATATACACCAGTTCCGACGAGAATCATTTGCCCATACACTTAAAGATGCTGTAGCCGCTATATTTGGATGGGATCGAGAACTATTGGAAGGCCGCACAAGAGAATCTAGGGAATGGCGCGAACGAGTTGATCCATGGTGGGCAGAACGCTTAGGCATGCCCAATTTAACACCCCGTTGGGTATTACAATACTGGGGCACAGAAGTTTGCCGCCGAGGGTTTCACGACGATATTTGGATTGCTTCACTTGAAAATAAACTACGCACCATACATGATGACGTTGTAATTTCAGATTGTAGATTTCCTAATGAAATTGCAGCTATTAAAAGTGCTGGTGGCCGAGTAATTCGAGTAATTCGCGGACCGGAACCTGTTTGGTACGAGTTTGCAGTTTCTGTCAATACTGGTAGGGATCGGTCAGCGCAACGATTTTTAGGTAAATATAATGTACATGCCAGCGAAACAGCATGGGTTGGCACTAAATTTGATGCCGTGGTTGACAATAATGCGCCAGGGCTTGATAACTTATACGCTCAAGTTAACGATCTTCTTCAAGATCTCCGGGCCGCCAAGGCAAATCAGTCTTTTGAACTTCAATAGCACAGTTTTGACAAACGGTTTTTAAGTTTTTTATTGCAGAATTATTTAAATTTCCGTCCACATGAAACACCAATAATTGTGCAATATATCTTGCCCTGAATCCACAACGGTCACAAATTGTTTTTTTCTTATATCCCGTTCTGGCCCACTGTGGATCTGCAAGTTTGATTTTTCGACTTCGCTTTAGACAATTTTCACAACGACTACGATAATAAACTTTTTCACCTCGATAGCAATTTATAGCGCACAAACGTTGGTTACAGGCTTTACATAATGGTCGATTCATGGAGTATTTAGTTAAATTTCATACAAAAACCTTACTGTAAGGGATTCATTACACCTCTATTTTTGCCTTATGGAATAAATATTAGTAATTAATTAAAAGGATTTTACAATGGCTAACACATTATTATCTCCAGGCGTACAAGTCACAGTAGTTGACGAAAGCCAATATCTTCCAGCTGCAACTAATTCAGTTCCGTTGATAGTACTAGCAACAGCATCAAATAAAGCAAATGCCGCCGGCACAGGAATTGCTGCGGGAACATTAAATGTTAATGCTGATAAATTATTTTTGGCAACCAGCCAACGTGCTTTGCTTGCCCAGTATGGTAATCCATTATTTTATACAACTACTAACGGCACACCTATTAACGGTTATGAGCTCAACGAATATGGTTTATTGGCTGCCTATTCTGCTCTTGGAGTTACTAATCAATGTTATATTTTACGTGCAGATATTGATCTTTCAGCTCTTACTGCCTCATTAGTGCGTCCAAAAGGCGCACCAGCTGACGGTGAATTTTGGTTGGATGCTACCAATACTTTGTGGGGATTATTCCAGTGGAATCAAGCCACTGGGGTGTTTACAAATGAAATTCCGTTAGTTATTACAGACCCAGCATATTTAACAGACATGTCCACCGTGCCATTGAATACATATGGCAGTATTGGAAATTATGCTGTAACTGCTACAAGTACTTCTAATCCTATTTACTTTAAACGTGGTGGACCAACAAGTACACAAACTAATGATACTAATATTAGTATGCTGTTTAATACATGGGTATTAGTTGGAAGTAACGATTGGCAAACTTCTTGGGCTACGGTTCAAGGACAAAATACACCCTCTACTTTAACTCCGGGGGACACATTTACAATCAATTCAACATATAGTGTAACGGTTCCTGGATCTCCAAATGATACCGTCACAGGATTGGTTGATGCAATCACTGCCGCAAATATTCCCGGAGTTCATGTTGCCAATATTGGTGGAGCATTGAACATATATGCTAATAATTTGTCGGCAAGTAATGGTTCTACTGTTGATGGTAAAGTTGCTATTACTGGTACTCCTGCTTTACTCACTGCGTTGGGAATTACAGCCAGTACATATTATGCTCCACAATATCAACCTAGTCCAAGTTATACAGTTCCACAATGGAATAAATTTAGTACTAGTCCAATGGGTGGTGCTCCTACTGGGTCCGTATGGCAAAAAACAAATACTGTAAATCTTGGTACTGATATAGTACTAAGCAGATATAATTCAACTATTGAAGTATTTGTTAAACAATCTTGCCCACTTTATGCAAATGATGCTGAAGCAATTTATGCCTTGGATCCATCAGGTGGTGGCCAAAGTATTCCAGCTACATCAACTTACGCTCAGTACGAACCGTTGGCTAATGGTACAGCAGGATTAGTAATTTATGAAAGATTCATAACTGGCCCAACTCTTGTAACCGGAGGAGTTGCATTTACCGGTACAGGCACTCCATTTACTCCAGGCAATTCATTTACAATTAGTGGTACAGAACCAGGAACAGCAGCATTAACTACTGTTACGGTTTCAATTGGTGGCACCGGTACTGTAAGTGATTTTATTGCGGCAGTAAGTAGTGCTAACATTTCTTATGTTAGTACTAAAGTTAATAGTTCTGGTTATATTGTTTTTGAACACTCTAAAGGTGGAGATATTTACCTCACTAATGTTACTGGTACTCCTATTACAACAGCTGGTTTTACTAATAGCACAGCATTAGTGAAACCACTTTATACTGCGGGAACAGAAACTGGTTTAATTTTATCTAATTGGATAGGTTCGCCAACATTTAGCTATACCGCAGCTACAGCGGCACCATACAACAATCCTACAACAGGTACATATTGGTATTACAGTGATCCTACTCAAGTAGATATTATGATTCAAAATAATGGTGTTTGGGTTGGCTATCAAACTGTTACTAGCGATGCTCGTGGTTATAATTTATCTTTATGTAACGCCGCCGGTCCTATTATTTCAACCACAGCACCAACAACACAAACTGACTCGGCAGCTAGCCCGCTACAATACGGTGACTTATGGGTCAATACTGGTGATTTAGAAAACTATCCATTATTATATCGTTGGCAAAATGTTGGAGGAGTTGCACAGTGGGTACAAATTAGTAATACTGATCAAACTACAAGTAATGGCATATTATTTCAAGATGCTCGCTGGGCTCCAAATGGTACAACAAATCCAGTGGATGATCCTCTTCCTCCAATTGAAAATTTATTGACCAGTAATTACCTGGATCCAGACGCTCCACAAGCATTGCTATATCCATCGGGCATGTTGTTGTGGAACACACGTCGTTCAGGATTTAATGTTAAAACATTTGAATTAGATGCTTGGAATCAGCAGGCCTGGCCTACATATGACTGGACATCAACCACACCATATACTATCGGACAATATGTACAGTATAGTGGATTGAACTATGCTTGTATCCAAAATAATACCAACGAAGAACCAGACACAAGCCCAACATACTGGGCATTACAAGATCAATTCAATACATGGAATTCTGCAACAGGCAGTCGTCCAGATGGATCTCCGTACATGGGTCGTCAATCACAACGTGCAATTATTGTAGAAGCACTAAAAGCCGCTATTGATACAAACCCTGCTATCCGTGAAGAACAAAATTCTTATAACTTAATTGCTGTTACTGGTTATCCCGAATTGGCTCCCAACATGGCAGAATTAAATAATGAAATTAATAATGTGGCATTTGCCATTATTGACACTCCATTACGTTTAACGCCTGATAATATTGCAACATGGGCTTCCAATAACGATGGACTAGGTTTAGCTACTGCTGATGGAAACTTAGCATCAGGTGACAGCTATGGAGGTACATTTTATCCAAGTTGCCGTACAACTGACTTAAGTGGTAATACAGCCGTTACATATCCAAGTCACATGATGATTCGTACAATTATTCGGTCCGATGAAGTTGCTTATCCTTGGTTAGCTCCGGCTGGTACACGCCGTGGTTTAGTCGATAATGCTTTACAATTAGGTTATCTCAACGGAATTACTGGTATATTTGAACCATTGGGAGTTGGTCAAGCATTACGCGATGTGCTTTATCCAAATCATATCAATCCAATTACTTTTATTCCAGGTGTTGGTATTGTAAACTTTGGTAATTTAACATTACAAGTAACTGCTACAGCATTAGATCGTATTAATGTGGCACGTTTAGTATCATTTATACGTGGCAGATTAGTCGTAATTGGAAAACAATACTTATTTGAACCAAACGATACTATTACTCGTACAGAAATTAAAAACAGTATTACCAGTATGTTGCTTGATATAGTATCCAAGCGCGGCATTTACGATTATTTGGTTGTATGCGACAATACAAATAATACACCAACTACAATTGATGAAAATCAGCTGTGGGTAGATATTGCTATCGAACCAGTCAAGGCAGTGGAATTCATTTATATTCCAATGCGTATAGAAGCTACAGGTGCGATCGCAGCACAGGCTATTGCGTAATGAATAATTTGGGCAAGAATTTTGCCCAAATTAATTAACTAAATAAAGTATATTGGAGATTAACAAATGGCAACATCATCACTAACTAACATGACCGTTCCGCTAGGATCAGACGGCCAAAGCGCAACAACGCAGGGCTTATTAATGCCTAAGTTGTCATTCCGCTTTCGCGTATTTTTTACAAATTTTGGTGTTAGTAGCCCTACAACTGAATTAACTAAACAGGTTATGAACATAGCTCGTCCGCACGTTGATTTTGCAGAAATTACGTTACCAATTTATAATTCCACAATTAAAATTGCTGGTAAACATAAATGGAATGATATTACCTGTGAGTTGCGTGATGATGCAACGGGTTCTGTAAGTAAATTAGTTGGCGAACAATTACAGAAACAATTAGATTTTATGGAACAAAGTTCAGCTGCTTCTGCTATTGATTATAAATTTACCACACAATTACAAGTATTAGACGGTGGCAACGGAACAAGTGTTCCCGTGGTATTAGAAGAGTGGAATGTTCTTGGCTGCTATTTGAAAGATGTAAACTATAATAAAATGGATTACAGTGAATCCAAAGCAGTTACAATCGCTTTAACAATTACCTATGACAACGCAATTCAAGTTAATACAGCTGGAGTACCAGTTGGAGTAGGCGAAGCTATTACTAGAACTAACGGAACGATTGCTACCGGCGCAGGCGTTTAAAATAAATGTCAGTCCAAGGATACCTGGGCCAAGGTAATCAATCCTTACAGCCGGCCACTACTCCTAATCTTAAAGATTATACTCACGCTTCTAAAACTTTTGTAAGCAACGGGTATCAATATACCCCACGATTAAAATTTTTATTCCAAGTTTATTTTAATATAAACACCGCTGAAATTCCACAATTACAAGCTGCGTATGGGTCAGGTGCTATAACGACTATTGGGTTATTGGTCAAAAGTGTTGATTTACCTAAATTTAAAATTGATACAGCAACAATGAATCAATACAATCGTAAAAGAGTTGTTCAAACTAAATTAAAATACGAGCCATCAAAAGTTGTTTTTCATGATGACCAAGCTGATTTAATTCGTAACATGTGGTTTGATTATTATGCTTACTATTATGGAGATCCAAACCATCAATACGCTGGTATATCAACATTATCCGGTACAATGGGTACATTAATGACACAGGCAAATGCTTTTAATTATAATAGTAAAGATTTATACAGCCCTCAACTTAGTCAAGATTGGGGATACATAGGTGAAAATTATCACGATGGAACAAACATAGCATTTTCGGGAACTCAAAATAAGCCAGCATTTTTTCGAGACATTACCATCTACGGATTAAGTCAAAAAAAGTTTGCTCAATGGACTTTAATAAATCCGTTGATTACAAGTTGGAATGGTGACACTTACAGTTATTCTGAAAGTGGCGGCGCTATGCAAAATGAAATGCAATTTGAATATGAAACTGTAAAATATTATTCAGGAGATATTGGATCCAACCAACCGTCTAATAGTGTAGTAGGATTTGCTGATCCATCAAATTATGATACGGTGCCATCAAGTATTACTACTGACGCAGGAAGAAAAACTGTATATAGCGGTAGCGGTGTTATTGCTGCTGAATCAGGAACCGTGCAAGACTTAGCCGTAACATCGGCAGGATTAAGTGGTTTACAAAATGTTCTCGGAGCAGTACAAACAGCAGGCACATTGCTTAACGTTTTGCAAAATAGCCAACTTTCGCAAACATTGGGCTTAACTGATGCTATAAACAATTCTTTACCAGGGGCAGCTACCAACGGCATACTAGGCGCGGCTACACAGCAAGCAGTGGGTGCCGTTGGAGGATTTTTCTTTCCCACGGCTCCGGCTACTCCCACCACATTAGCAGGGGCAACTAATGCTCAAGCTAATCCAAATTCTCCACAATTTTTAGGACCTTAACGTGAGCACAGTTAACGCAATCAATCCTAAAATTGATAGAACCGTACAAATTTTTGATCGCTTTTACAAATATAATCAATCAGTTTCTGGTCAAGAATATGATGCAGTACACAGTTATTTTTTATCTGTGTTTAATACTGCTCCTCAAGCAGATAATTTTACAACAACATTATTTCGTATTTCCAGCTCAACTAACATACCAGTGATGAATTTATTACAATCAGTACAAGGGTTATCAGCTCCACAAGTTACATTGACTTTTGCCTACTATCTCAATACTTTTCAAAGTCCAGCAACTATGTTAGGCGTACAAGTACCCACATTGCCTAATTATTATGTTGGGCATAATATAAAACAATAATAAGTTATGCCTAATTTTCGTCAAGGTGAATACATTGTAAAAAACGGCCACAAATATGCTGGCAATGGAAAACCACGTTACAGAAGTGGCTGGGAATTTTCTTTTATGCATTTTTGTGACCACAATGATAATATCACGCAATGGGCATCTGAACCGGTTAGAATTCCCTATCGTCATCCATTAACTGGAAAAATGAGCACTTATGTTCCAGATTTTTTAGTAACATATCGCGGCCCAAATAATACTGCCAAAGCTGAATTAATAGAAATCAAACCAAAAAGTCAAAGTATTGTTGAAAGTAAAATGAAAGATCGTGATAAAGCTATTGTAGCAATCAATTACGCTAAATGGCACCATGCTACAGTATGGGCCAAGCAAAATGGACTTACTTTTCGTGTTATTAACGAAGATCAAATATTCCATCAGGGTGGTAAAAAGAAGTAACAACTTTGCAAAATATGGTAAATACCATATGACAAAAAAATTGGAAGAAATTTTTGGTTTTGATAAACTCAATGACGAAAACCCTGTTATCAGCGAACAAATGACTGTTGAAGAAACACGCTCGGCTATTATAGAAATAGACGATACAATTGATAAAATTGACGAAGCGTTGCCAGCTATTCGTGATTTAGAAGCTTCAGATAAAGAGTTAGACGAGTTAGCAAATTTAGCCAAGCAAAGTTATACTGATCTTTCAGATCTTGGAATGAATGTAGACAGTAGATACGCTGCCGAGCTGTTTGCTGTAGCTGGAAATATGTTGGGACACGCTCTTACAGCTAAAACTACTAAACTTAATAAAAAATTAAAAATGATTGATCTACAACTTAAAAAGTTAAAGTTAGATCAAGATGCCGCTAAAAGATCGGGCGATTTAAATAGCCTGCCCACTGCGGAAGGACAGCTATTAACCAGAAATGATTTGTTAGAACGCTTATTAAGTGATAGAGCGCAAAAAGACAAATAGTATAAATATAATATAGGAAACAACCATGAAAAATTTTAAAGATTATTTAACTGAATCAGAACGCACATATAACTATAGAATTAAAATAGTTGGTGATTTGCCCACTGGATTCTACTCTAAACTTAAAGACAAACTTGAACAGTTTGATCCTTTAACTATTGGGACAGAAAAAACTACCCCAATTCAAGCTAAACCAGCAGATTTTCCAGCATTTGAAAATGACAAGGTTACAAGTATAGATGTTCAGTTACGTTACCCTGCTATTGAACCACAAATTAAACAAATTGCTAAATTGTTGGATCTTGACCCTAATAAAATTATTATGCAAACATCAGTATACGATGATTCTCTCGACAGCGAGAAAGCCAAAGTTGAAAAAGAAAATAAAAATTTATTAACCAATACTGATTATCCGGCACCAGATGCTGAACAAAAAGCATTGAGCAAAGATTATTCAGCTGATCCATTTGATCATGCTGTACTAAAAAATTCTTATCGCAGTAACTTTACCATTGCTGGCGGTAAACCTAAACCAGCAGAAACAACAAATGATTTAAAAATGGGCGATGACAGCCCAATGACTCACGCCGAAAAGCGACCACGCAAGCCTGCTACAGGCGCACAACCATCAGGGAATTACAAATGAATCCATTTTACAAACTTAACGAAACTTTAGCCAACATTGGTAAAGAACAAGATAAAATTGCTGAGAATGTTGCAAAAGCAAAGGCTGCTCCTAAAACACCAGCTCGTATAACTCTTGAAGAATCGCTTAAACAAGATTTAAAATCTTTAATGGAAGATGGCACAGGCGGCATGAACTTTAGTGGTTCAGGATCTTTAGAAGAAGATGATGGGCTTGAAGGCATTGCAAAAAAACATGGCATGAAATATCATCGCGGAACTTACGGAGCAAATATGTCACATCCTACTAAAGGATATGTAGACATTAATCGTTATGGCGAATGGTCACATCACAAACAAGGTAACGAATTCAGCGGTCGCGGACACGGAGCATCTACAGCACGTGGTGACAGTTCACAACATTTTAGTGACTTAGATCAACATTTATCTTCATTGAGTGAAGGTGAAAAATGGATTCAAAAGGCTACCAAGCCAAGTACGAAAGGCGATTTACATAAAGCTCTACATGTGCCACAAGGTGAAACTATCCCCAAAGGCAAAATTGAAAAAGCAACACACAGTAAGAACGCACACTTACGTCACATGGCTCAGTTTGCTAAAAATATAGCCCACGAAGATGCAGAAATGGATGAAGCAGATACAATGACATTAGAAGATGCTTGTCCAGTATGTCACAAAGAACCTTGTGCTTGTAAAAAAGGTATTCCTGGAAATTTACCTGTTAAAGGAAAAATGGACCGTTTAAAAGGTAAACGTGATTTTTATGAAGATCAGGAAATGATGAATTATCTGCATAAAAAAGCAAACTTGATTCAAGAAGGTCCTTGGGGTACCGGTATTGGTGCCGGGCTTGGTGGACTGGCTGGTAAAGCAATGGGCGGTTGGCCTGGTGCCGCCGCTGGTGCCGCAGCCGGCGGAATAGCAGGCAATGCAGCCGGTGATTATGTAGGAGATAAAGCTACTGCC